TTCCAGTAGATGTGTAAGCATCTGGAAATGAACTACTATAAACTGGATTATCAATACCAAGATACTGAAAGTATCCCGGAGTATCCATTCTAAACCTCACACTGCTTAATATCGCAGAAGCAGCGTTGGCGGTTCCAGACACAGATGACATCGTTGTAGATGTTGTTAAAGTTGGATATGTTCCCGGTGAGCGTTGTATCATTTGTTTTAAGATACCACCCAATGAATCAACACCTAAATCCACTTTGAATTTTATTTGTTGAGTTTCTGACAAACCTTCTTCATATACGAAGGTAGCCATAGCTTCTGAAATTTTTCCATCTGATCTGCTCATATTATTTTAAAGGGGCGAAGATATTTAATCCAGTTGGTCTTAAAACGTTGTTGCCATTTGGTTGTTTAACCGAAATATATCCAGATGGTGCGCTATCGCCACCATTTACAATACTTCCAAAGTTGCCAATGCTTTGACCACCTGTAGTTAAATCTAATCCAAAATACGCTATCTTCATTACTTGGTTGGGTTATTAGAAAAGTATTGAGTTCTGCAATAAATGGTTCCAGCTGACAATGCAGTTGCGCTAACTTGATTTGTGTTTGTAATACCTCTCATAACAAAACTATCGTTATTGGATATTAAAAACGAATTAGAAATGTCAAAATTGTTATTGTCATATAGCAAAACATCACCCCCTGTTTTGTTATAAATTATAACTTCGGAACAGATTTGAGATGACAATGCCACTAATCCAGTAGTTAATAGCTGGTTAAAGGATTTGCAAGAATTACTATTGAAATATGGAATATATTGAGCGTCAGAAGGCATAAATTTATTTAATTTATTGCAATTGCTTTTCTGTAATAATCAGAAATTTCCAACCTCTGTCTTTGCAGTATTTTTCAGCAGCGGGCCATTTACCCTCGGCATTTATAATCCATTGAGTTTGTTCATATAACAAACTACTTTTTTTCTTACCCTGCTTACTGACGGGTTTTTGAGTTTGCTTATGAGGTTTGATTTCTATCAAATATCGAACTAATGTATTTCCTTCCATAATTTCGACGTAATTATCGACATAATATTTATGCCAATTTCCGTCGATTTTGGATTTATAAGGAATGATAATATTCTCACTTCCCCAGCGAACGACATTTGGATTGTTATCACAAAACACGAAGAATTTACACTCCAACCCACTTCTGTAAATGGCTTGTCCAGATCCCATGTATTTACCGGGATTTTTTGGAGTGTAATATCCTTGTCGAAATCGCTTGTCTCTTTTAAGAGGTAATGCCATAAATTATCCAACAAATAAACTGATAGGTTGGAAGTCGCCGTATCCACCTTCGATCAAGAAAGTTTCAAGACGTTCTTTTTCAGCAACGCCTTCTGATAAGACTTCGCCACCGTTAAGAACACCACCACCGAGCATAGAAACTCCATTGATTTTTGTAAGGATTCTACCCCACATAATTTTGGACAATGCAACAGCGTAATCAAGAACCCATTTTTCTTTGATCAAATCTCTCAATGGGCGCTCGACATAGCATGAAATAACTCCATAGAATCTAGCAGTTTTAGGTTGAGGAATTAATCTAAAGTATTGAGTTCTTTCATCAAAATGTATATCTCTTCGAATTGCGAGTAGTTTTTCTCTAGTCTCGATCCAATCTTTCATTGTGTGCCATGAAAGCAAATCGAATCCGTAGTTACCCATCGCATAACTGAAATAGGTTTGTTGTGCCATTGTTTGCTCAAGGGTGAACAGCGTGTTAATACCATTTGTGGAACCTTCTTCAAAGTCAGTTACAGCTATTACCTTGCGGTAATCCATCACATCATAATCAAACATGTTATTAAATGATGTCGCATTCTCAACTGGTTGACACTGAACTGATAGAGTTTTCTGAGGAGATTTTTTGAAGTATGCACTTAAAGAAGAATTGAAACCTGTCAATTCTGAGAATATCGCCTGATCAATAATCTGAAGTTCTGTGATACCATCACTCGCAACAGCACCGCTCAAAGAACTGCTGGATGCGAAATAACTTTGAGGAATTGCTGTAAGGGAAACATACAACGCATCTGGAATATCAACAGTAAAATCGGGATTTGCTCTTTGTGGTTCTGCCAACTTTTGACTTAAATTGAATCCTGTGTTGGCGACTGTGAATAAGTTATCCAAACGCAACCCTTTATTAGGTTCGTATAAGTTACTATCAAAAATCAAAAATTCTTGGGTGTAGCCCGCGTATTTTGTGAAAAATTCAACCGACATGGAAATTGCGTCATAAAGTTGGTCAGGATGTAACTCTACGTTTATCATAGGGTATCCCAACATTCTCATTATGCGCTCTCCTAATTGTTGATAACACTCAATTTTAGAATTGAGGTTAGTAGACATAAATGCGCTAATAGGCGTAATCTGGCAAAGTTCACTCACAATTATTATTTATGAAGTTAACAGAATATTATTGCAACCAATTGGGATTATTCAGTTGGTTGACCTTCGCCCGGAGGTGGAGTCTGATTTGGCTCGCCTCCAAAAGGTGCTGGAGTTTCACCACCGCCAGCTTCTTCCCCTGCTCCAGTAGGACCACCACCAAACGCTGGAGGTAATGACATACCACCTCCACCGCCGCCACCAATTGGAGCTTCCGCTGGTGCGCCTTCTGCGCCAGCATTTGCTTGAGCGATAATTTGAGCTTTCCAATCTGGACCCATAGTTAAGATTTGTTGCATTTCCCATTCAAATTCAGCGTCTTTACGTCTGAATTCACGGTCTGCGAGAATGTCTTTGTCGTCCCATCCTAGATATTTCTTCTTAGCGAATGTATCAGAAACATGAGTAGTTCCCATGATGCTGTTATACATATCAACTTTGAGTTGCTTCTTTTGATTGTCGCGCATTTCGAAGAACGTTCCCGGTCTTACGAAATCAATTTCAATTTCTTGCTCTTCAATATCAAAATCATCAAAAACTCCACGAAGTTTCAAGTGAGTTATAAATCCTTTTTTGATACCAACTGCAAACTTTTGTTGATGACGAATCACCATATCAGCAAACTTCAATTCCTCATTGAGCATTTGAGCACCATCGCTAGTAGCTGAATCTTCTTTGAGTCTGTTTGTAGGAACCTTAAGCGATCTATACAATTTCTTCAAGAACCAATCCAACACATCCAAATTACCATCGCTTGGTTGTCCACCGATAGTTTGAACAGAAGTCGCTTCTTGACCTTGACGCTTGGCAAACCAATAACTATCCAACATGGATTGTGGATTGTATTTTTTGACGATATCGTTTTGATCAACGTCAAATGTTTTGCTTGACCAGTATTGTTGTTGAAGTCTTTTAAGATATGACTCAGCTTGGGGAACTGCCATTCTACCAACATCAACGTTGAAAACGAAACGCAACGGAGCGTGAACCATTCTGTGAATGACAACGCTGTCTTCGATCATGCTCAACTGACGATAAGCACGGCGACAATTTTCAACAAACGGAATTACGAAATCCTTGGTTTCATTGTATTGCTCGCTGTTTACATAGATGATTTGATTTTCTTCAAACGGAATGTGTTCGAATTTATCTACTTTTTTCGTATTGTATCTATCGAAAATTGGCTTGTTATACAAGAATCCCTTGATCAACATGTTCTGAATGTTGGAATAAATGGGATCGATATTGTCGGCAGGTAGATTCTGAACTGCTAAAATACCTTGTTTTGTATAATCTTCGTGAATGATGTTTTCAAAGAACAACTCACCTTCGGTAAGCAATTGTCTGAAGTATCTCCATCCTTTGTTTTTGAGGTCGAAAAAGTAAATGAATTTATTGAATTCATCTTGAATCTTGGTCTTATCCTCTGATTTCAATGAATCGTTTACGAAATTGATCGTTACGATATTGCCATTGTCGTCGGTATTGATACACGCATCGCAAATTTCATCCAAAGCATCAGACACTTCAGAGAAAGCTGCGATAGTTCTATAATCACGCAAACGTCCCGGCTTGTCTTCGGAAACCTTTGCATACATAACATCCCCGAATGTCTTGTCCTGATGGATAGTGCCATATGGAGTGTTGTTGTATTCGTTGCTTAACGCTACTGAATTTTTGGCAATCGCTTCAGAACGACGCATGCCGACATTTTTGAAATACTTGTATTTTGTATTGGTATTTTCGTCGGTTTCTGCTTCCTTATATGCATACGGAGAACGACTCTTAATAAAAGATTGCATCGATCTATCGAACGTCGATCCTCTACCGTCGCTTGCTACGTAATTTTTATTTCCATTTGGAGTGGATGAACTGTCAGAACCTGCCATATCTTTTATTTAGGAATTTGAAAAATAATCATTGATTATTAATGCGTGATATCTGTATTTATCACAGTATTCCAAGAAGTCCACCCCGCGCTATTGGAAGTTACAAAAGTAAATTTGTCAGATGCTGACAATGAATTTGGCGGTAAAGTGATAACAGCAATGTTATCATCCGCAACTGACACATATTCATATGGAAGTCGATACGCTGAAATAGTTGGATATTTCGCTGTTGTGATCTGTTCATATCCAGAAAACAACGATGGATTTCCGCTGCTCAAATACCAGTTGTTGTTGAATGAGAATCGCTTACCCAAGATGGTAAACTTATTCTCATTCATCGTTTTGATTCCAATATCTTCTCTTATTGGGACGATATCACCAGTTGAATTGAAATACAAATTGGTGAATTGTGGGTATGCTGATACTGATATCATTTCACTTTCCTCATATGCACCAGACAATGATGGGTAATCATCGTATGATAAAATTCGTTTTGATAAATCAGATGCTATGAAATTTGTATTAACTTCATAAATCAACCCTTCTGAATTTTCTGTGGATTGGAAAAGCCAACCTTTGACCGTAAACGATGTATCGCCCGTGATGCGGTATTTGTCTTCCGCTGCCATGTTACTCGGGGTTGAGTAACTAATAGTTCCATCCCATTCTATTTGGGTTCTTAATTCATCAATAAAATCCAATTTGAAAGCACTTGGGACTTTCCAAGACACCACAAAATATGGATTTGCTACCGTTACAAAGTTTTGAACAATTTGATCAATATCTTCCTTGTATTTTGCAATGATTGAAATCTTCAAGTTCATTGTTACAGGCACAGGCATTGGAATTTTACCAGAATTATTAGATGTTGGTCTGTAAATATTCTGGTTTTTATGCATCACTCTGTCTGAATCTCTCGACAAATTAGTTTGTTCGATAGATACAACAGGCAGTGTTAAATTCTTTTGCTTCGAAACAATGTCATAAATTACCTTTTGTTTCGGTCCGTGAATATATCTAACGTCAATTTTAGACTTTGGAAGTCTTGTATTTGCATCGTAACGATAAATCAAACAATCATCGAATGCTGATGTAAAAAGCATCAGCAAATCGAGTTGTTCATGATGATATGAGTATTTTACCACTCATTTATTTATGAGAGAAAATACTGATTACTGAAATCTATCAATAAAATACTTCGGAAGTTTCTTCTTGTTTCGAGATACAGCATCAAAAATACTGCCGTCAAGCACATATGTAACACATTCATCCTTCACACTACGAACTCCGCGCCCGCATGCTTGAACCAAGGTGCATAGCATTTTGTTAGAATACCATTCTTTATCAAGTTTCATCATCTGTTCCACTCTAACATCTTTCGTAGGAAGCCACGGAGCCTTCAATATGATCTGGAATTCAGCCAATTTACCTTTTAAGTCAACTCCATAAGTCATTGATGGTGATACCAATACAGTAGGACCGGTATCTTCAGTGTGCTTTTCAAGAATATTTTCATTGGTAACGCCAGCTTCACGACATATCAATCGCTTACTCTTCACATGATCTCGAATATAATCAGCTATGTATTGAGTATGCGTGTGGATGATACCCTTTTGATCAGCGTGTTCATTCAAAATGCCATCAATCTGCTTACACAGAGTAGGCAGCAATGTCTTCAAATTGCTAAAGTTAATCTTCTGGTGAGCCAACACATAAATCGGAGCTTTTTCAGCATCGAACGGTGAGTCAATTTCGATGTATTTGTATTTTGGAATGCCCAAATTCTTACAGAAATTAACAGGATCAATGATTGTGGCACTCAACAACACAACATGATCAGCGTTGTCAAACAAATAACGGCTCAATTTATCAATCTTGAGAGGGGTGAATCGAATTTTCTTTTCAATATGCTCTACAATATATTGGCTATCGTTGAAAGTGCTGATCAATAGTTCAACACTCTTCGAGAGATTAGCAAGTTTGGTGTATTCGGACTTCTTTTTAGTAAATTCCAAATCTTTTCCCTTCTTGGTTTTGAAATATTCCTTATAACTCTCAATTGAATTGGTCAATGCGCCCATCAGTTTACCCAACCATGTAAGCACTTTCACACTTTTCTCATCATCTGGAAATGCAGTAACCGCAGTTTGGGTTTTCATCAAGAATGGAATGTCAATTTCACATGTAAACTGACTGACAAGTTGATCTTCCAATTCACTAGCTTCGTCCAGCACCAACACTTTACGCTTTCTCAAATGAGAAGGTAATGAGAAATACATGCTGTAATTCAACGCTGCGAATTCAGCTTTCAGCATTGTATTTCTGTCATTGTAATACGAGCAGCGATTACAAGACCAACATTCATTTTTCAATGCTGGGAGATACAAACATGGAGCAACGTCAACAGTCAGAGTATCATCGTAATTACATTGATAATTGCTTTGTCCTTTCAAGACCTGAGCGAAATCAAAGCTCTGCTTGTATTGATCCTGAAGAGATTTCGTTATTGTTAACGCATACACACCAAACAGTGGTTGGTTTTCAGCAAATTCAGCGCCATCTTCTCCATAAATAGAGTAGTCATCGACCTTTGAATTCCATTCTGCTGTTGGTCCTCCAAAGTGATTTGCTAAGGTAGGAGCAAAGAATGATTTTCCCGATCCAGTCGGAGCATTGCAAACAATAAATTTCTCATTGTTTGCAATGGCCTTTTCAATCTCGGTGATGATTTTTGCCTGATGTGTCGAAGGGGTGTAGCCTTCCGGGAAGTCGAGTATCATTTGTGCCATCGCCCGATGGTAGCGCACCCATTCTGGAAGTCAAGACGAAAGAGCGACCATGTAGACGTAGTTGTTGTGCAACTTGGAAGCGTTCGTTTTGTCAAATCCTAGCATTTTAAAGTAGTTATCGTCCTTGACAGAGCAGAATGAACTCAGACAATAATCGAAAATATACCCATTATCGAGCTTGATCAGCTTGTATGGGTATGGCATTTCGTATTCTCGCTGCTCATCTCCATTGGAGAGTTTGAATTTTATAAAGAATTGTTTAGTATTGAAAACGTCAATTCTACCACTTCTAATTGTTTTATTGTCAATCGTAAACTTGACGGTTTTTAACACTACGTTTTTTAATTCTTGTTCAATATCAGTCATTGTATTCGTTATCCATGAAATGTTGTTTATCTTGTGGAGATGCTGGTAGAAGAACTTCGTCAAAATATTTCCAAAATGTATCGTTGTCTGGTAATTGATTGACTAAAAAACAAGCATCCATTGAAATGTTTCGATATTCTTGCATGATGATATCATAGGCAACAACAACATTATGTTTTACTCGATCTATTTTAAAAGCTGCTTGTCTTTTACCCGGCGTTACGTTATCGTAATTTAAAGAAATTCTTCCATTTGGAGAGAGTAAGATATTTTTAGAGTTGGTGCATAGCATACGGCGCGTTAAAGGTCTTCCTTTTGCTCTTTCTGGTCTGCGCCTAACGAACATAATCTCACAAACATTATTCATTGTAAGACGTTCTAATTCAACTCTGTTTATCTTCCTCACGTAAATTATTTATCGATATTTGGATTCACTTTGCAAATTCCGAAAATGCGCTGTTCGTTAATCAGCAGACCATTTTTAACTTTGCCGTGATCATCAACTTCAAGATTTGAAATTGGAATTCCCATGTTATTTGGGAACACGATGATCTGTCCTTTTTTAACTTGACGCACAGTCGGTCCTGTGAGGATCACAGTGCCCTTGCGCCATGCGTTGTGGACTTGGTTAATCGGAACTGCAATACCTCCGCGTAGGATGTATTCTGCGCCTTCTTCACCACCGTGTAGGTCGCAGTATTCAATTAGAATTGCATCATCCAAAAGTTCTGACAAGATATAATCATCCATTCCGAAATCGGTAGGAAGAGTCTTATCAGAAAGATTGATGTGTGATTTTTGTGGCGCTAGAATATCTATCGATTGTGTCATTAACAAATTTAGTTAGATATCTAAATTTGTCAACATTTTCATTTCTCGCCTAGAGGAAAATTCTGGAACATTCTTAACAATATCAGACTTTTCTCTTTTCAACTTCTTAACATAGTTGATCTTCTTCTTTTTCAGAGTTGGGACAACATGTTCATAAAATCTGAAAAGCTCATCGTCCGTCTTGAATAATCCTGAATATTTGTTCAGGGTATTATTAGCGTAATCAACATACTCAGAATTTCCATAAAATGAGAGATACCTACACACCATGTATGGAGCGAAATTTTCCAATTCTTCAGGGTCGATCTCTTTAGCTGGTTTTTCAAAGAGAATGTGGTTGATTGATTTGAACATAGGCGCATCAGAGTATCAAATGAATGATGGGAAGTCAAGTATAAAAATTTAGTTGTTTGAAATTAGAAATTCTTATTACATTGTTTCTATATTTCCATCGCCCCTATTGACAGTAATTCCAAATGGAAATAACTCACATGATTCAACGATATTTTCAACTTGTAAATTTCTATATGATATCATTTCACCAAAGCCTTCTTGAGGGGACCACAATGAATTAAAATTATTATAGATATTACATATTTTATCCATATTTACAGGATTTGATATTGCAATCATTTCATTTATTGTATCTCCTATCAAAGCCAATTCAGTAGTATACACA